GGCACCGCGCCGCGCCCGCGCCGCGGCATGGGCGCCGCCATCAACCGTTCGGGAGATTGAGCATGGAACAGACCTTCATCCTGCGTACTGGCGATGCCCGCGACCGCATGGCCGCCGCGTGGAACTTCGCGAAGCAGTTTCTGGAGCTGGGGCAGGACGTGCGCGTGAGCGTCAAGGAACACAAGCCCAGCCGCAGTCTGGAGCAGAACGCCATGTTCCACGCCATCTGCGGCGAGCTGGCCACGCAGCTGCAGTGGGCCGGCCGCTGGCTGGACGCCGAGGGCTGGAAGCGCCTGCTGGTCGACGCCTGGGCGCGCGAGTCCAACCGCCGGCAGGGCGACATCGTTCCCTCGCTCGACGGCGCGAGCATCGTGAACTTGGCCGTGCAGACCCGGCGCATGACCGTCGGCGAGATGGCTGACCTGATCACCTTCGCGCAGGCCTGGGCCGTGGAGAACGGCGTGCGGCTCAGCGACCAGGCGCCGAAGCGGCTCCAGAGGTATGCGGCATGAATACCACTGACACCAACGTCCAACTATCCGTGCATCAGCAGGGCGAACCAGTGCTTCTTCTTCCAACGCGCAATGATGGCCTGGGCCTCTTGGAACGAGGCATCTATTTGAGCGTCCGCGTCTCTCGCGCTTTTTCCATGTTGTTCACGATGAGTACCCCCCGCAGCCAGGTACTGCCAAACCACGTGCAGCACCCTCGCTGCTTCGTTGGATCGTCCAAGGGCGGGGATGTAACTGGCATCGGTAGCGCTGTCCTGGATCATTGCCTCGCACGCAGCTTTGCTGGTCTCGATTTCGGCTTTGGCGGGAACCGGAGCCTTCACGTCGTCAAGAACAGCAACCAAACGCGCGGAAACTTCTCGAAGACGCTCGAGGCGAGAGACTGCGGATCGCATTCTTTCGAGGTCGTCCAGCCTCTTCATCCGCACTGGGATGTAGAGGGCGAGGGCGATACCTACCAGAGCGGCGACGACTTGGATCCACGATGCCCATTCAGACTGGCTGAGGCAGGGCCATCCAAAAAGATCGAACTTCCAGCAAACAGCGGACACGGGCTGCATGAATCCCTCCTTGGGCGAAGGGGGCAAGCATGAAGCGCGGCCGCTCTACCAGCAAGCCGACCGTCGAGCAGCAGCAGCGCATGGACGCGATCAAGGACATCGGCTGCGTGGTCGCCTATGCGCTGGGCCTGGGCTACATCCCCTGCGACGTGCACCACCTGACCGTGGGCGGCAAGCACGGCCAGAAGCGGCGCGGCCATGACTTCACCATCGGCCTGAACCCATGGTCGCACCGCGGCGAGCCCTTCGGCGGCATGGATGCGGACACCTGCGAGCGCCTGTTCGGCCCGTCCTACGCCAAGCAGCCGCGCCGGTTCCGCCAGGAGATCGGCAACGACGACTACCTGCTGGACCTGCAGAACACCGCGCTGGACCAGTACTGGGGGAGGGTGCGGCCATGGCGCGCAGCCTGACGTTCGGCATCGACCCGGGTCTGAGCGGCGCCATCGCCATGCTGGTAGACGGCGAGGCCGGCCCGGTGATCGACACCCCCACCATGGAAGTGGACGGCCACACGGAGCTCGACGCGCGCGGCATGGCCTTGTTCATCCGCGCAGCCAGGGAAATGCACCCGGACGCCCACGTCTCGGCCTGCATCGAACGCGTGCGGGCCATGCCGGCCAAGGGCCGGAAGCAGGGTGCCCAGTCGTCGATGAACTTCGGCGACACCTACGGCAAGGCCAAGGCGGTGCTGGAACTGCTGGGCATCCCAACCGTGCGCGCCGAGCCGGCCAGCTGGAAGCGGTCGTTCGGGCTGCTGAAGCAGGAGAAGGACGCGGCCCGCCTGTTGGCGATCGCACGGTTCCCCGCTGCCGCGCCGGACCTGCGCCTGAAGAAGCACGACGGCCGCGCCGACGCACTGCTGATCGCCCTGTGGTTCGAGAACACCCACCTGGCCTCGCACATCACCGACGAGGCCGCAGCCTGATCCCGACGAACCCCACCGGGGGACCGACCATGCGCAAGAAGACCGACAACCAGACGCCCAGGCAGGCAGCACCGCACCGGCAGTTCCGCCGGTCGGGTGTGGAACTGGCCGTGGCCAGCGAGGCGGACGCCCTGCTGGTGGCCAGAAAGGTGCTGGCCCGCGTGCGCGACATCCGCAACGCCCAGGGCGAGGGCAGCTACGTGTTCGGCGACCCGGCCTGCAGCATCTTCGCCCTGCGCATCGGCTCGGCAGCCGGGGAGGGCATGCTGCGGGAGCATGGCGAGTGGCTGTTCGGCCTATACGGCGCCGACACCGCCGACGGCAAGCGGGTCAGCTTTCCGAGCCCGGACCAGATCGCCGAGGACCTGCGGGAGCACTACGGGTGGGAGCAGCCCGAGCCCATCCGCTGGCCGATGCAGCTGGAACTGGTGTTCGCTGCCTGATCGCCATTGATCGGATCGCTCAGGCTGGGATAACAGCAGCATGAGCGACCGCCAGACGCCATCCAGTCAGGAAGCCACCCGGGGCGAGTACCGGGACGACCAGCACGCAGGTGTCGACAACAGCGTGCAGCCGACACGGGGAGAGCCGCGTTGCGGCGGCCATGGGGACTTGCCTCTCCATGGTGACGTTCATGCCCCCGGGAATCGGCAGTCTCTACCAGGTGCGCAGGCATGCGCGCCCTGACCCCGAAACAGGAATCCTTCTGCCAGCGCTACCTCGAAACCGGGAACGCCAGCGAGGCCTATCGCCTGTGCTACAGCGCCGAGAAGGCCAAGCCCGAGACGGTGAACCGCTCGGCGAAGGAACTGCTGGATAACCCCAAGATCGCCGCAAGGCTCTCCGAGCTACGTGCGGAGGCCCTTGTAGGGCACTCGGTGACCATCGCCAGCCTGCTGAAGGAGCTGGAACAGGCCCGTCTGGTGGCGATGAAGAAGCGTCAGGGCGCGGCCATGGTCCAGGCCACCATGGGCAAGGCCAAGCTGGCTGGGCTGGAGAAGGGCCCGGAGCCCGGCGACACGCCAGTCCCGGCATCGGTGCGGATCGAGATCGTCAGCGGGCGGAAGAATGCCAACGCTCAATGAGCCGCAGGCCGCGTTCTTGCAGCTGCCGCACAAGTTCCGGGCCTTCGTGGGCGGGTTCGGCTCGGGCAAGACCTGGGTCGGCTGCGGCTCTCTGTGCCGCCACATGTGGGAACACCCGCGCGTGCCGGCCGGCTACTTCGCCCCGAGCTATCCGCAGATCCGGGACATCTTCTATCCGACCATCGAGGAAGTGGCCTTCGACTGGGGCTTGCGCGCGCGCATCACCGAGTCGAACAAGGAGGCCCACCTGTACGCAGGCCGGGAGTACCGCGGCACGATCATCTGCCGGTCGATGGACAACCCGGCCAGCATCGTCGGCTTCAAGATCGGCAAGGCCCTGGTCGACGAGATCGACACGCTGAAGAAGCGGAAGGCCCAAGACGCCTGGCGCAAGATCATCGCCCGCCTGCGCGTGAAGGCCGAGGGCCTGCAGAACGGCATCGATGTGACGACCACCCCCGAGGGGTTCAATTTCGTCTACGAGCAGTTCCACCAGCTGCCCAGCGAGAACCCGAAGCTGCAGGCGCTGTACGGCCTGGTGCACGCCAGCACCTACGACAACGAGGCCAACCTGCCCGACGACTACATCCAGTCGCTGTTCGAGAGCTACCCGCCGCAGCTGGTGCAGGCCTACATCGACGGGATGTTCGTCAACCTGACCACGGGGTCGGTGTACCCGGCGTTCTCCCGCGCGGCCAACAACACCACGGCCGAGATCCAGGACGGTGAGGCGCTGCACGTCGGCATGGACTTCAACGTGCTGAACATGACGGCGATCATCTGCGTGATCCGCGACGGCGAGCCCATGGCGCTGGCCGAGCTGACCGGCATCCGCGACACCCCGGCGATGATCCAGGCGCTGCGGGACCAGTACGGCGGCCACCGCATGACGATCTATCCGGACGCCAGCGGCGACAGCCAGCACACCAACAACGCCAGCACGTCCGACCTGGGCCTGATCCGCGCCGAGCGGTCTATGACGATCGTGGTGCCGGCGGCCAACCCGCGAATCCGCTCCCGCGTGGTCAGCGTCAACGCCATGATCCTCAACGCCAAGCGCCGCCGCCGCTTCCTGGTGAACGTGCGCAACTGCCCGAAGCTCACCGAGGCGCTGGAGAAGCAGCCCTACGACGCCAACGGGCTGCCCGACAAGACGACCGGTTTTGACCATCCGCCCGACGCGCTGGGCTACTTCATCCACAGCAAATTCCCCGCCGCAGTAAGCGCGCGCGACCGACCGTCCATTGAACGGCCTCGGGTGCTGGTGCCCCATAGCCGCCAGTGGTTGGAGTCCTCCGACCAGCCCTCACTCGCCGAACGTAGGAGATCCGCCCTGTGACCATGCCCACCGCCGAAGGCTTCATCGATGTCATGGCGGCCGAGCAGGCAGCCGATGCAGAGCGCGAGGCAGAGGCCCAGGCGCTGGCGCAGGAAGAGGCCGACGTTGCCAACTGGCACAAGCGCATCAAGGAGTCGCGGGACTTCGACAAGGACGCCCGCAAGGGTTACGCGCTGGACCGGCGCTACTGCCGCAATCAGGTGGATCCGGTGTACGACGTGAGCGTGCCCATCGCCGGCACCTACGTGAACCTGCTGACCTCGTTCCTGTACGCGCGCGACCCTGAGCCTGCCGTGCAGCCGGCCGAGTCGGTCGGCACCAGCCGGGTGAAGCTGGCCAAGCAGGTCGGCCGCACCCTGGAGATCGTCATCGCCAGCCTGTGGAAGCGCGGGCGCCTGAAGCACGCCGCCGACGCCATGGTGCGCTCGGGCCTGAGCGTGGGCATCGGCTGGATGAAGGCGGCTTGGCACCGGGAGACCGAGCGCGACGCCATGACGGACCAGCGCATCGCCGACCTGCGCAACAAGCTGCAGGCGCTGGCATCGATCGAGGCCGAGCTGGCCGAGGGCGACGCGGCCAATCCGGACCTGCTGCGCGCCCAGTACGAGCAGCAGATGCAGGCGCTGGAAGCGCAGGTCGAGAAGGTCATCTACAACGGCCTGGTGGTGGACTTCGTCCGCGCCGAGGACATCCAGGTGTCCATGGATGCGGCCACGCTGAAGGATTACGTGATCGCGCCGTGGATCGCCCACCGCAGCTTCATGCCCTACGACGAGGGCATCGCCGCCTTCCCCGAGCTGCGCGACGAACTGGGCAAGGCCGAGGCCTATTACCACGTGAAGCGCGACTGCGCGCCCCGCGATGGTGGTTTCACTGCTGCCGATGGCGTGGTCAGCGACACCGATGCCGAGGTGTTCCGCAGCGCCACGGCGGCAGGGCAGGGCAGCGACGCCGGCCCGCGCTTCCTCTGCATCTGGGAGGTGTGGGATCTGACCACCAACCTGGTGCACACCATCACCCCGGGCCTGCGCCGCAACCTGCGCCCGCCCTTCGCCCCCGACCAGGCCAGCACGCGGTTCTACCCGTTCTTCCAGTGGGCGCCGCTGTGGGTCGACGGCGACCGGCACCCGCAGTCGCTGGTGGACCGTTCCCGCTCCCTGCTGGACGAGTACAACCGCACCCGCACCAACTACCGTGAGCATCGCCGCCGCGCCATCCCGAAGCTGGGCTTCGACCGCGGTGCCGTCGACCCGGACGACGCGGCCAAGCTGGAGGGCGCCGGCATTGGCGAAATGGTCGGCCTAGACCTGAAGGCGCAGCCCACCGGCAACGTGCTGTTCCCCATCCAGTACAACCAGATCGACGCCGCGCTGTACGACACCGCGCCCATCCGTGCCGAGCTGGAACTGATCTGGGGCATCCAAGAGGCGCTGTCCTCCAGCATCCAGACCGCCAAGACCGCCACCGAGGCGGATATCCAGCAGCAGGGCACCGAATCCCGCCTGGGCTACAGCCGCGACAGCCTGGACGATGTGCTGGGCGATCTGGCGCAGTACAGCGGCGAGATGTCGATGTCGCCCAACGGCCTGTCGCCCGACGAGGTGAGCGACGTCGCCGGCCCCGAAGCGCTGTGGTTCAACGCGCCGCTGCCCGATCTGGTCAACGCGCTGCTGAACGTCGACATCCGCGCCGGCAGCTCCGGCCGCCCGGCGTCCAGCCTGCGCCGCCAGCAGTGGGGCGCGATCCTGCCGCAGCTGCAAGAGGCGGTCATCACCATCGGCCAGATGCGCGGCGCTACGCCGTTCGATATCGCCAACAGCCTGGAGCAGCTGGCCGTGGAATCGGTCGAGCGCCTGGGCGACCCGTCCATCGACGCCTATGCCTTCATCCCGCAGGTGCCGGAGGTGCCCGCCATGGGCATGCCCGGCGCCGCGCCCATGCTGCCCGGCGCACCTGGTGCGGATCCGATGCAGCAGCTTCCGCCGGCCGAAGCGCCGGTACCCACCGCAGCACCTGTGGGCGGCGTTGTCGCGCCCCCGCTCTGATCCGCCGCCAACAGAGGTATCACCATGCACGTTGAAGACCCGAACACCCCGGCCGCGCCGGACCCGACCCCGACCGACACCCAGCAGGGCGACACCGCCGCACCGCCGGTTGCCGATGGCGGCGACAGCCCGCAGCCCAGCACCGCGGAGCTGGACGCTTTCTCTGCCGGCGTGGAAGCTGCGCGCGAGCAGGAAGCGCGGGAAGAGGGCGCACCTGCCGAGGCAGTGCCTGCAGCAGACGGCGAGCAGCAGCCGCAGGGCGATGCTCCTGCTGCGCCGGCC